ACCCAGTTCCATGACCATTGCTTTCGCATGCCATTGCGGGCTGTATGTTTCATGCCAATCCCAATCACGTGAACGCTTATTCCATTCCATAACTTTCCATTCGCCTTTATGGCGCTCATTTTGATCAAGTTGTTTTTCTATTTGGAATCGGCGGCCAGTAGAGAATGTAATTTCTTTTTCTCCATTAGGACCAGATTTTTTCCATTTTGGCATAGCAACTTTTTTAACTGATTCGTCAAGTGATTCAACTGCTTCAATCCATTTTCTTACAATAGATCCGTCTTCCTTTTCAAGAATCAAATAATTAGGTCCACGAAATGTGACTTCTGCTAATTCATCGGTATCTTTAATGCGTAAACGTTCACCAAGATTATAAATCTCGCCTTGAATATATTTTTCTCGAATATCACCTACAGATTCTAATTGCACATGCTTATAAAATTCAGTTTCTTCTTTTAGACCCATACCAGATCTTACACCATTAAATAAGTCCTTTGAATCTTTATTACTAAAATTCTTTGGAAGGCCTTTTGTAAATTGATTAAAATCATTATCACTGGCCGCTGCTCTCATTTTAGATGCAGACATACCATCTACACCTTCTGAGTCAGGGTCCCTTTCACCAGCCGATATTACATCAATTGTTCTAAAGTTATAGAAACCATACCGTTGTCCTGTTTTACCATTATACTTTGTTAATAAAGATTTGAACTCAGTGATTCTATCTGATCCAACTACCATTACTACATTTACAAATCCTTCATTGTAAATAGCATTAGCTGCATCAAATACTGTTTTAACATCTTTGTTTAACATAATATAACGAGCATGCTTAGGCATCATTTTCCTAGCATATTTAACTTTATCATTATATAGTAATGGATTTTTCTTTTTATCATTTGTTTGAGAAAGATAAATTCGATATGGATTATTACCTGACTTAGAAGAAAGCACCTCTAGCAGTTTTTCATGACCAATAGTTGGAGGATTCATTCTACCAAATGTAAAATAAAGTGTCTTTGCCTCTTCAACAATATACTGCTTAAAAGAATTAATCATTATCAATAGCTCACTTATTCTTATTTCTTTTACGATCAGCTTCCATTCTACGAGTAGCTGGTAATTGTTTTTGTGCCATCTGTTTAATACGTGGCCCAAGCTTAGCAATTCTTTTTTCCATCTCAGCTCTACGGGCTGGAGACAAATCAGTTTTACTAGTACCTTGTGTGAATTTTTTAATTAAATCAGATTTAACTTTTCTAACTGCTCTACTCATTAATTTTTCTTTTGTAGCAGTTCTATTTTTAGATCTTTTAATACCAAGCTTAATGCGAGGCGCAAGAATTTTCATACGTCTTGCTGCAGCTCTTCTCATACTAGGAGTCCATGCTTCTGGCAAATCTTCTTCAGTTAATTCATAATCTTCATTTTGTGTTTCCTCAGCCATACGAGCTCTCATTGCTTTAAGTTCGTCGTCAAGTTTATTCATTTTTGTAGCTTGATCTTTATTAAGTTGAGATTTATTAGGAACCATTTGAGCTAATTCGTCAACTTCAGTTGATTCCTTAGGATATGCATCTCTGTCATTCCAATCATGATCTTTAGGTAAATCACCCTCAGTTCCAGGTCTCACCGTCTTATTTTTAGCCGCAGCTTTACGTGCCGCTATTTGACTTGGAGTATTACGTAACGAAGCGACTCTTGCTTTTACTTCGGGAGACATTTCTTCATTTCTTACTTTTCGGCTTTGAGCAATTTTAGTGTCTATTTGCAAAGCAAGATCTCTAGTTTTTACGGCCTGTTTTAAACCTTTATTTAATTTTTTTCTACTATCAGCCCATGATGCAGCAGCTGCATCTGAAGTTTCGTTCACATATTCTTTAACCCAATGACTACCATTTGGATCACTGCAATCATTTGCACAATCAGTTGTTGGTTTGTTTAGTTCATCACCACAGTCTTTGCAAACCATAGTGTGTGCTTCACTAACTTCAACAGATTCTCTTGACATTTTATCTGCCCTCTTACTAATATCAGACAATGCCTTTTTAGTAGAACTCATTTCCTTTGGTTTGTTATTTCTATTCATATGCTTTTCATATTTCTTTGGGTCTATCTTTGGTGCTTTTTCATTAACTTCAACAGACGCACCCAAGTGCTGAACTGACCCAGCGTGTGCTTTTTCACTTTTTCTTTCAAAATCTCTATTTGCTGCATCTCGCACATCTCCTGGCGCAATACGGCTGACTTCAGCACCAGCATCTGCGGCAGCGGAATGCCGAGCTGCTTGTTGAAGATGGTATGCTTTATTTTCTGGATCTCTAGACATCTGTCTTGTATGATGATTCATAGCAAGCTCATGATCTCTAACTTTATCAGACCGGTCACGATCTTCTTTTGGAGCCCAATTTGTGCCAATCGAACTAGGCAAAACAGATTCTTTATGTACAGAATAATGTGGTCCATCATCGTGTGGAAATGGCTGAGTATTTAAATGTTTTGACAAACTATCAGATCCGTCAGATGCCGTGTCACCTTTAAGGAGCCGGTGTTTTGTTTTTACTAGATAGTAAGAATCTGGCGCATTTTTATGATTTTTCCATTTCATTCCATCAGCCTTTGTCTGAAAGTGAGTTAAAACCTCGTGATCATAATCAAATGCAACAAAGTTTTCATTAAGTGAGCGCAATAGTTTTGTATATCTTTTTTCCATTTTCATCTTCCTGGTTTATCCCATCCTTTTAAAATATCTGGCGAAAAGTTGTTGTATGAAAATTCTAATCTGTCAACAATCTTTACCGCATCACCACCTAATTTGTCAATAGCAACATAACCTTCTTCGCCGGTAACTTTAAAACCATCTGGCGTTTTTACGAAAGTATCGATACTTTTGAGCTTATTAAGTATATTTATAAGTTTTAACTTTACAACAATTATCAGTTGTTGTAAATCAAATATTTTTTTAAGGTTAGCTTTGTTAGTAGGCGAGAAAAATTTTAAAAAGTTATCACGCTTTATCATCTGAGCCTTCTTACCTTTTTCAGTTTTTCGCTTATCGATTTCTTTTTGATACCTAGCATTAACCCACTTGATTAGCGCAGTCACATGTCTTGCAGTATCCTTAATTTGCTCGCCTTTACGAACAAAAGTATTATTAAACGTTTCAATCGTTTGAGCAATATCTCTATTATCTTCAAGAACTTTAAGTGTAGATGCACCAATCTGATTAAATAAAAACCCTATTTCAGATAGTTTTTTATTTACATCTTCTGTCTCATTTGCTGACATGGTGACCCTTGTTAAATCTCTAAGCATTGCATCTTGAGACCACACATCAGCACTTTTTCTTAGTTTTGAAACATCAACACCATAAGAAGCTCTCATCGTCTCAAATGAATCACCGGTATACGTAGTATGCCATACGATACCCATCTTAGCTCTTTTTACAGAAGCAGCTGCAGGCGTACCTGCAGGAATAGCATAAGCAATGGTATTTGGATGAAATACTACATATTTCTGACCATCAATAGTTTGAGTAGCAAGCTCTGATTTTGAAAATAGAAAATCTCCTTGAATCACGCCTTTAATTCCAAGCGGTGGTAGATACTTTAAAGCTTCTTTTAATTTAGCATTTAAATCACCTTTAGTATCATCATCAATATCAGCCTCAGTCTTATATACCATTGGGTTTTTATTAAAGATACCCTTTTTAGCTACGAAAAACTTTCCGTCATTTGGATCAATACCAGCAAAAACAGCAGGTGCACCGTCCCATTTAACACTTACTCTGCCTTCTTTTTTACCACCTAACATATCTCTTAGATCTCGAAGAGCAAAGATTGCTTGTCGAGTACCATTCACACCACCGTAAATAACACGATCTTCGATATGAGTCATATGAGTATTTTTTTGTTCAGTTATAAAATTAGTAAATCTAAGCATAATATTTTCCTATTTTCCGTTTTGTAATCGGGTTCTAAGGTTAATTTTATCTTGAATAGTTGCATCAGGACCAAGATGTTTATTGATTGCTTTACTTAATGTATTAGCAGCCCGTGTTACTTTAGCTTTATTAACTCCATAATCATGATCACTGAGTTTTTCTTCAGCATTGATATGATTTTGATATTTTTTACGTAATTCAGCAGTATCTTCTTTAACAGTTTTTGGAATGTATTCTTTAATTTTTTTCTCAATTGCTGAAATAATCTTATTGTGAGTCTGGCTTAAATATCGATCTTTTCGTAATCTTTTAATAGCCAATACAGTTTGAGCTGCATATTTCTTTTGAAAGTCTGCTGGTCGAGTATCAATGTCTTGAACGTTTGCTAGTCTATCTGCTAACTTTACAACCAATGCCCAACTCGACATCTTAGCCATTTTGTTTGCAATATATTCACCTTTTCCAATTGCATCAGATGCTGCTTTATCAGTAGTTAGTTCTTGAACCATATCAGCTACAAGAGCTCCAAACTGTTTAACTAAGTCTTGATATGTTGTATCAGTATCTTCAAGTGTATCATGAAGATATGCTGCTTGAATCATAGCCGATAAGTTATTAGACTTTTTAAATTGTTTTACGAATCGAGCAACTTCTTTTGGATGAGCAATATATTCTCCGCCACTTTTTCTAAACTGACCTTTATGAGCTTTTGTTGCAACACGAAGAGCGGTCAAAGCACTTTCATTAAGAGGTTCATTCATATGTGATTTAAAATTAAGCATTGTATTTCCCTATATTACTTTACCGCCGCCAAGCGGAGCTTTAGCTAATCTAAAACTAGCCATAGCGTCTATTGATGCAGGTTTTTTCGGGCTATTTAGTCCTCGAGGCTGAATACGAACTTCAAGCTTTGCTGATAAATTTTTTAAAGAATCTAATTTTGTTAATCCATGTTGTGCAGCAATTTCACTCATATCACTTTTTGATAAAGTGCCATTAGTATCTACTAGCCATACTTTATCTTTTAACATCATAAATAATAGACTTGCTTCCGATCCATCTTTAAGATTTTTTACAAATTTAGTTTTATAATGATCAATGATTTTTTGACCAAGTACATCACCTGCAATTTGAGCAATTTGATAATTATTTGTTTGATTAGCAAATTCTTGAGCTTTTGTTTTACGATTTTCTTTATCTTTTATAATAGTCATTGAACCAGAATATAGTTTTTTAACGTCTTTACTGAAATAAGTTTTAAGATCTTTCAATAATCTTTTACCATTAGTAATAGCTTCAGGCGTATTATTCATTATATCAATTAGCTCTTGCTTAGATTCACTCTTTAAATCTGGCGTTGAAAACTTTCTGCCGTTAAAATGCCAGTCTCTCATTGATCCCATCTGCGCTTTATAATCAGCTTTATATTCATAATGTAAATCAATAGTCTTTCCATTTTTTAATTTAACTCTATAAGCAAAGTCTGGAAAACCAGCATCAAAGCCTGCTGGAGAAACTATAGCTTTCGATCCAACTAATTTATTTCCAAGATCAGCAAAAGCCTTATTTTCTGCAGCCTGCGCTTTGGCGCTTACTCCTTTTGCTTCAATTATATAATTCTTAAATGTTAGCATAAACTTTTCCTATAGTAGTTTAGTTTATACTATTTATACAAAAAAATAAGGACAAACTTTCGCTTGTCCTTATTTTTATTAATTGGATATAATTGGATATAATTGGATATAATTGGATATTAATATGGATTTCTTTTATAGATGTATGCATCTGCATAAGCAGCATCTGGCAAGCGAACTGATTGACAACAACCATAACCTCCCTTAGACCAACCACATCCTTGACGATATTTCCATGCATTCGGATTATCTTTACCAAGTCGACCTTGAAGCTTGATATAATATTGATGATTAAGACCTTCTTGCTTAAGCATTTTATTCATGTATTTTACAAATTTACGAAGGTCTTTGATTCGCGCAGAATCTTTTGAATCATTAGTAAATGTACCAATATATGCGTCAGTGCGTTTCATTTGTCATTCCTTATATCATTTATCATTGCTGCGACACTCCAACCAACACCAATAATAATAAATCCCAAACCCACTGCTGGAGCACCAGTAGTAATTAAAACTAAGCCAGCAATAGCAACAACTGCTGAATATATAAACATTACTGGCATTCATCAAATCCTTTAAATTCTTGTGTTTTGATAAAGATAACATTTTTAAGTGTTATTTCACCAGTTTCAACCATGCGGTTGAGTAAGCTATAGATGAAGTCAAGTGCTTGAAATTCAGTAACACCATGGCGAGATGTTTCAACAGTTTCAAAAAAACCATCAAGATTGCGAGTGTAACGAAGAGTTGCGATGTTCATATTTTTATCCAAAAATTAAGGTTATGATTGAGAATACAAAAGCCATATTCAATATGGCTGATGTAAGATTTATAAAGAAGGATTTCATTAGAAGATTTCTCCAGTAATGACATTTGCAATTGGCTGATTACCAAGTGCATCTCGAGCCATCATTTGCTCTTCAGCGATTTGCTCTGGTGAACGATTTGCTTGAGCAATTTTATAGTCATCAAGAAAGCTTGAAACTTGAGCTTTACGATAACCATTTGAAGTATGAAGTACTTCATCAGAAATAAGACCAGCTTCAAAGAAATCAGTTAGCATATCTTCAAAAGGAACCCGATCGTTTGAGCTCCAGAAAAATGTTTGGTTAAATGTATCAACATAACCTCTAGCAAAGGTTTCAACAATTTTTGATGCAGTATAACCAGTGAAAGTTTGTGTACGAGGATCTCTTTTCATAGTATTTCTCCTTTGTTAATACCTTTATAAACTAGTTTTAGCTGATTGTAAACAAAAAAATGCACCCAAAGATGCATTTTTTCAATATTAGAAAAAGGTGTGATAAAAATGTTACACTATGATGAACTGGCTTCGTAAATCATTTTAATATTTTTTGAAATAGCTTTATTAAATTCTTCTTCAGTTTGATTAAAAAATAGACTTTCGCTTAGTCCTCGACTAAAACTTGCTCCCATATTTTTATTCTTTTTAAGCCTAGTACAAGCTTCATCAGTAGTATATCCACCACTTAAACCTACGACTTTATCTACCGATGGATGCTCAATTAAACTAGCATACAAATTAGGAGTTTCAGGTAATGTTAGCTTAAGAATACATCTACCTTTAAAATTTTGTAAACTACGATACAACTCATCTTCAAGAATAACTTCTAACTCAGCTTTCTTCGGATGATCAATTGGTACTTCAGGTTCAACAATAGGGAGTAAACCTTCAGCATATATTTTCTCTGCATATTCAAATTGCTGGTCTAAAATAGTTTTTAATATCTCTTCTGTTTTTACAATACTTCTCATTTTTGTACCATAACAATTATGAGTTAATGCATACATAATCATATCATTTAAATTGAATACTTTAAGAGTACCATCATCTTCACACCCAGAATCAATTTTAAGAAATGCCTCAATTCCCTTTGCATTTAATTCTTTAATAGCTCCCCGATCCACCGAATCTTTATAAAGAATTGCTGCCCAAATATTTTCATGAATAAAATCAGGAGAGTTGATCATTCTCATTCTCATATCATGAACTAAATCCATTTTATTGTCTTCTGTGTATTCTACGTCATAGCGTTCTAATACGCCGCCAGTACTTCCTCCACTATGATCCATTGCTGCAATAAACTTCATTTCACTTCTCCCATTTTTTAAGTCTTTCTTCTTTTCCAAGTTCCCAAGCTTCTTCAAATCCATCAAATTGACTTGGATCACAATTACACCATAATCGTTTAAAATATCCTTTTAGAGTTGAATTGACGTCATCTCTTGAATAGCCTAAAGGTATTAGCATACCTTTGACTGCCCACATAAGTCGATTCGCTTCTTTGATTTCTTCAGAAGTCATTTCTTCTGAAGAAGCCTGATAATTTATCATTCATATGTCTCACCAGTTTCTCGAAAAAAGTTCTCGGACCAAAAGGCTTTATCGTCGATCCAAATGTCGTAATGTTCTTTTTTACCAACGCTTAGTTCATGGAATTTAGCACCCCAGTCTGTTAGTTGATCTTTTGTTAAATGATAATAATCAACACCACTTACACATCCACGAGCTGTCATATACTTAATCGTATGACCAGCATCATATAGAGCATTTACTTTTGCTATTCTGTTTGGAATTGGTTCGTGTAAAGCGTAGTCTTTTTTTCCATTTGGCAAAAGCACTTCATTGCAAATGGTTCCATCAATATCAATCACATATTTCATAAATCATTCTCCAATAATATGTTATTATATATACGTAGGTTTATAACACAGTATTTAGGTATTGTAAACCTTTTACTTTGTATAAACGTAAGAAGCGCCGCTAAGTGTAGCAGTAAGCGGATTATCTCTAGCACCAACTACAATATAATCCCCATCCATGGCGCCGGC